ACCGGCGTACAGCTATTTCCGGTTCCGTGGCGGGGCTATTCTGTTTCTCCCGACGCCGACTGCGGGAGAGAGCGTCTACTTCGAATACATCGCCCGGAACTGGTGTCAGTCGAGCGGCGGCACGGCCCAAAGCGCCTTTGCTGCTGATACGGACACGGGCATTCTTAGCGAGGAGTTGCTGACCCTTGGCCTTGTCACGTCATGGCAGCAAGCCAAGGGGCTTGAGTATGGTGAGAGCTTCCGCCGGTTCGAGATGCGACTGGCGCAGGAATCGGCGCAAGAAGGGGCGAAGCCGACATTGGATATGGGCTCGCGTCCGTGGCGGTTGCCGGAAGGAAACATCCCCGAAGGGAGTTGGTCGTGACGCCCCTTGAGCAGGCGATGCTGAGTCAGCGCCCGTGGTTCGATCGGAGGACGGCAGAGCAGCTTCAAGCACCATCCCCGATGACGAATGAGGAGTTGATCTCGGCAATTCGGAACTTTGACCGCCCGCAAGCCGAACTGCGCAGCTTCGATCCGCTTGCTAGCGATATGCGCCAAAATATGTTGGCGGAGGCTCTTGGCGCATCCAGAGCGCAGCGCATTGATGAGGGGCTAGCGTGGGTTGATCCGGTAAGCCCGCTCATTGACACGATGCAGCGCCAACAGCGTGGCGAAGATATTACGCCGCTTGACTATATGCTCCCTATTGCTGGACTGGCAGCGCCAACGGCGGGGAAAGTTGGCGCGCGGTTTCTCGACGATCTCGCCCGCGTCGTCCCGTCCCGTGCGCCGGGCTGGGCTCCTCTCCCCGCGCAGGAAATGGCGGCGGGTCTAGATCCCGCTACCTTCATTGGGCCAAAGGCGCGGACATGGAACAGGGAGGCGGCGGAACAGGCAGCACGACTCCTTGAAGGAGGCGCGAGCCCTGAGGATGTGTGGCGGCAAACCGGAACGTGGCGGGGCCCGGACGGGATGCTGCGGCAGGAGATTTCGGACGAGGCGATGCGCATCACGGGGCCTCTGACGCTGCGCGGCGAGCCGAGGGGCGGCGTGGCGGGCCAGATCATCGACAATCCGGAGCTTTACCGCGCCTACCCGGAGCTTCGCGGCCTCGGCGTCACGACGCGCACGCCCAAGGAAATGCATTTCCCATCAGGGGCCTACACGCTCGCCGATGGGGAGCGCGTGCCGTCCATCAGCATCGTCGCGCGCACGCCGGAGCAAGCCGAGAACATCGCGGCGCATGAGATGCAGCACGCGGTGCAGGAGATCGAGGGGTTCGCGCCCGGCGGCAGTCCGGCGGGATACGGGCGCACCGCCCGCGAGGAATACCGCCGCATCGCTGGCGAGGTCGAAGCGCGCGATGTGGAGGCGCGGCTCCGCATGACGCCTTCGGAGCGCCGGGCGCAGGTGCCGGGCGCGTCGCAGGGCATTCCGGCGGAACAGCAGATCGTTATCACACCAGAAGGCAGGAGATTGAAATGGACGCGTTAACGCAGGCCATGATGCAGCAGAGGGGCGGGGCCATGCCCAATAATCAAGCAGGGGTGCCAAACTATCCTTATCAGGCGGGCGGCGCGCCTGATGTTCCGGCAGTGAATCCAATGGCGCGCATGGTGCAGCGTATCATGCAAAAGGCGCAGTCTGGCGTTCCGCTAACCCCGCAGGAGGAGGCAATCCTATCCAGCATGATGCAGGGCGGAGCAGGTGTCGGCGCGCCCAATCTCCCGCAAGGGATGCCGCGCTAGGCGTCATGCTTCAGCCGCTCAGGCACGCGCGCGGCTCGCGCGTCTCGCGGTCGGTTGCCATTCCTCCTCCGGTCGGCGGATGGAACGCGCGCGATGCGCTGGACCAGATGAAGGCCGAGGACGCAATCGTTCTCGATAATTGGTTCCCGGCGGAGAACGAGATCGTCTCGCGGCGCGGCTACGCGGAGCATTGCGACACGGGCGAAGGTGCGGCAATCGAGAGCATTCACGAATACGCGGGTGATGGCTCGCGCGTTCTGATCGCTGGATGCAACGGAAAGCTGCTTAACGTCTCGACTTCGACGGTTTCGTCTCTCGCGACCGGGTTTACCGAAAACCGCTGGCATGGGACGAACTACAAGGATCGGCTGTTCCTTGTGAACGGGACAGACACGCCGCAGACCTATGACGGATCGTCCGTGGCTGGTGGAGGGTGGTCAGGTTCCGGGCTGACGGATACCAATCTGATTGCCGTTCACGCGCACAAGGAGCGGCTCTACTTCATCGAGAAAAACACAACCAATCTTTGGTACGCGGCTTCCGCCGGAAACGTGACGGGCACGCTCAACAAGTACGATGTCGGCGCACTTGGAAACATCTCCGGCAAGCTGGTCTGTATGGGCACGATCACGCAGGACGGCGGCGACGGCGTGGACGATCTGTTCTGCGCGATTACATCTTCCGGCGATGTAGCGATCTTTCAGGGGTCGAACCCTGGCGATGCAAATGCGTGGTCCCTTGCGGGCATCTTCCACATTGGCGCGCCGATTGACGCGTTTTCGACGCTGAAAGTCGGCTCCGATCTCGTCGTCATTACGCGAGACGGATTTGTTCCTCTGACGCGCGTGCTTCCCTTCGGGCGATCGAACCAAACGAACGCGATCTCGGACAAGATCGCCCATGCCGCGCAAACAGCGGTCAGCCAGTACGCGGCCAACGAGGGCTGGCAAATCCTGCTCTACCCGGCGGGGCAGCAGCTTTTGTTTAACGTGCCGACGAACTCGACGACGCGGCACCAATACGTGATGAACACCGAGACGCAGGCTTGGTGCCGATACACCGGCATCAATGCGAATTGCTGGGCGCTGTTCAACGATAGTCCGTATTTCGGCGCTGCGGATGGCGTCGTTTACGAATGGGACACGGGGTATGACGATGATGGCTCGGCCATCGTCACCGATGCGCAAACCGCGTGGAACTACTTCGGCGATCGCGGATCGCTCAAGCACTTCAAGATGGCGCGATTGCTTTTGGTCAGCGACGGACAGCCCGGTCTGGTGATCGGCTTCGGTGCTGACTTCAATACGATCGTTCCGACGAACACGGTTACAACGCCGAGCGATACGACTTCGGCGGTGTGGGATGAGGCTGTCTGGGACGTTGCCATCTGGGGCGGGGCCGAAACGTCGAATGTTGTTTGGCAGGGCATTACCGGGATCGGGTATTGCGGCCAGTTGCGCGCGCGCACGTCGAACGACGACAGGCTTGTCAGGTGGCGTTCGTGGACGGTCGTGTATGAATCGGGCGGTCTCATTTGATGACGCTTCGGCTGTTTTTCGACAATCAGCCAGCCGTCGCGAATTGGGTTGCGCAGCGGATACCGAACATCCGTTCGCGCTTCGGCTTCGATCAATGCACGGCCATTGGCGTTGTTAGAAACGGCATCGCAGCGGCTGGCGTGGTGTATTATCAGTTCGACCCCGGCGTGAATTGTTGCGTCGCTATCGCTGTCGATGACAAGGCTTGGGCCACACGCGGCATTCTGCGGGGCATCTTTCATTATCCGTTCGAGCAAATGAAAGTCCGGCGGTTAACGGCGATGATCGGCAAGAAAAACACCGCGTCGCGGTCGCTGTGCCAGCGCCTCGGCTTCACCGAGGAAGGCAATGTGCGGTGCGGATGGGACGGGCACGAACACATGATGATCTACGGGATGCTCCGCGAGGAGTGTTTCTGGCTATACGGGAAAGGCGAAAATGGGACTGTTAACAAACGCAATGAAGCCGCTCGCGCTCGAAGCGCGGAGCAGGCTGCAAGCGAAGTCAGCGGCGTCGCAGCCTAGCGGCAACTATGCCCAGACCGGTGGCGTTGCGCAGGATTTTGCGCGCCCGTCATGGTGGAACGATAGCGCGCCGACTTCGGCAAATTACGCCACGCCGTCTTGGTGGGGCGATGCGGGTCCTGGCGCGGATAGCTACGCCACGCCGTCATGGTGGCAGGACGTTGTTCCCGCGCAACCGACGCAGCAGACGGCAACGCCGCTTGCGCAAGCTTTGACCCAACAGCGATTGGGTAGCGGGCGCAGGCCGCTCAGTATGCACGCTAGGTTTTACGAGCGGAGGTAACGATGGGAAAGTCGTCGCCAAAACCACCCCCCGCGCCCGATCCCGTCAAAACGGCGCAGGCGCAGGCGCAGGCCAACAAGGAGGCTATTCAAGAGAGTGCGCGCGTCAACTCATACAATATGTATACTCCTTGGGGCGCGGTGACGTACACGAAAGATTCGACCGGCGTTCCGACTGCGCAATACCTCCAACTTTCGCCGGGGCAGCAATCGCTTCTCGATCAGCAGACGGCAATTTCTGGCGATCTCGCCAATCAGGCACAAATCCGTGTGGACCAACTCCCGACAGGGCCGTTCAATCTTGACGGGATTACGCCGCTGATTTCGCAGGGCGATGTTCAGCGATATGCAAGCGATCAGGCGGATGCATTCTACAATGCCAGCGCGCGGCGGCTGAACGATCAGTTCGCCAAAGACAGGGCGTCGCTCGATCAGTCGCTTTATGATCGCGGTCACCCGCAAGGCTCCGGGCAGGCGTACGACGACGCCATGAGCGGACTGCAAGAGACGCAATACGGGACTCTCTCCGATCTATCCAATCAGGCGCAGGGGTACGGGTTGCAGCAGGCGCAGGGGCTATTCGGGCTCAGCCAGACCGCGCGCAATCAGGATATTTCGGACCGCATCTTGGGCCGCAATCAGGCGTTCAATGAAGCGGCGGCATTCATCCAGGGCAGCCCGGTTCTTCCGACGCCGAGCGCCCCGCAATTGCCAGCGTATCAGATGGCTCCGGCGGACATCATGGGCGCGACATACAACAGCTACAACGCGCAGATGAACAACTACAATCAGCAGATGGCGCAGCGGAACGCCGGGATGAGCGGGCTATTCGGCTTGGCCGGTAACCTCATTGGGCTATTCTAGGGGCTAGGTGATGGCGCAGGGATTTCTCGGCAACACGGCAAACCGCATTCAGCTCGGCGGCTATACGAAGCCCATGATGCAGGGCGAAGTCATGTCGCGCGAGGAAGCGAGCCGCAAGGCGCAGCTTGCCGAAGCAATGCTGCAACAGCGCCTTGGGAAACCACTGCAAATTGAGCACTGGCTGCAAGGCTTGGAACATCTCGCGGGTGTTTATGGCGATGTGCGGCGGCAAGACAAGGCCGAGGAAGCCGAGAAGGCGGCCCGCGAGCAGTACCGCACGGACATCACGTCTATTGTGGAATCGCCAGACCTTTTTTCGGCCATGATGCAGGCGCGTTCGCCTGAACTTCAGGACCAGGCGCTTCAGTTCAAGCTGGCTTCAGCGATTGAGGCGCAGAAGCCGCAAGACATGAAGTGGGTTGAATACGCCAGCGGCGATCAGACCGTTGCGGGGTGGGCCGACCCGCGCACAGGCTCTATTAAGCAGGTGGCATCGGCCCCGCGCTATAAGCCGTCGAGCGGTGGCGGTGGCGGTGGGTCACCAGATTATTTGCGGCTTGGCAACATCGTCGGCCCCGATAATACGCCGCTTGGCTTTGGTATTTTTGACAAGCGCACTGGACAGATCGGCACGCTCGATGCGGGCGGCAAATTCGTTCCCGCGCCCCCGGGATCGCGTGAGGTTCCCGAAGGGCTTGGGGGCGGACTCAACGCGAAACAGTTCGGCGAGCTTGAGCTTGAATTTCTGACGCAGGAACAATCGCTCAAGCGGCTGAATGACTATTTCGGCAAGATCGGCGACATGAACACGGGCATTGCCCGGTGGGCCGATCAGGTCGCTTTGAAGGTCAATACGCTGTTGAGCAACCCCGCATCGGCAGAACAGCTTGCGACGGCAATTTCGGAAGGAAAGTTGCAGGGATTGCTCGGCCTGTTCCGTGTTGAGGTGGTCGGCCCCGGCGTAATGACCGAATATGATGCGCAGCGCGTTATCGCAGCCTTGGGCGGAGACATTACCGCGTTGCAAAATCCAGAGGTTGTTAAATCGCTCCTATCCGATATCTACCGCTATAAGCTCGAACGCGTTGGCGTGCTCCGAGATCAATACAACAGGAACGCCTCATATTTTGGGCTGCCCGGCAAGGAGATCACCGCGCCGTCCGAACTTGGCGGCACGGCTCCGGCGTCTCAGTCCGGCGCGCTTCCTTCCGGCGTTCCTCCCGCTGGGGAGCGAAAGGCAGGCCAAGTGTACGACACGCCGCGCGGCAAGATGCGATGGACCGGGACGGGCTGGGTACCCGCTAGCGCGCAATGAACACGTTCTGGAAGCCACGCCGAGAACTGACGGATGAAGAGGTTTTCGGGGCCAAGGAGCTTTCCGATGCTGATGTTTTTGGCCCGCAGGTTGGCGGAACGCCGCTACGGGCTGACATTCCGAAGTCGGAACAGCCAGGAATAGGGATCAGGTCTGGCCTTTCAATCAAAATGACGCCAGAGGGGCAGCAAGGATTTCTGGAGCGCTACTACGGCAAGGGCAATGTGCGCCTCGTGCCCGGCGAGGAGAGTTGGTACAACCTGCCAGGCCGCGTTCTCGGCGGCGTTCTGGCGGCTGGCACGATCGGACGGTATGCGGGCTACCAAGCGGCCTACGATGCGGGCGCGCGGCCATCCGATCGCTGGCAGGTAAGGGAACCGGGCAAGGACTGGACGGACGTTGACCCAAGCGAATGGTCGTTTGCCGAGACTGGCCGAGAGTTTGGAGATTATGCTGGGGACGCCATCGTCGTTGGTCCAGCTTTCGCCGCAGCGGCGACCCCGGGCGCGCAGGCGGCTGCACTGGGTGCAGGGTCTCTGGCCCGCCAGGGCGTTTCTGCCTTGCTTCCCGGCGACGACAATATGACCCTAGGCGATAGGGCACTCGACGCTGGGCTTAATGCGGCCATCGGCGGGGCGACGCAAGGGTTGTTCAATCTAGCATCCCGGTACGGCACGCCAGCGGGCGTCATTGCCGGACGAATGAATACGCGGTCGCTAGCGGATGGAACGGCGCGTGGCGTGCAGCTAGAGGCCCTGACCGGCATTCCGATGACATCGGCCCAGCAGAGCGGATCAAAATCGCTCTACATGCTGGAAAGCGGCTTGCGGCAGCATATCGGATCGGCGGACATTTGGGCGGCTCAAGATAAAGCCGCAATTCGCCAAGCTTTCCTTTATTTCGATGACCTCGCTAACAAGATAGGGAATCCGGAAGGGCAAATCACAGTCGGGAACAGATTGCGGGATGCGTTTGATGCGGCGGTTAAGCGTGCTTTCGACGCGCGGTCTAAATCTGGTCGTGCAGCGTTCGGGGCGTATGCCGAAGCCGCGAAGGGAACTGGCCGCATTCCGTCATCCAACACGATTTCCACCATGAACGATCTTATCCGGGAATTTGGTGTCCCCGAGGCCGGGCCAATGGCGTCTAAACTTGCCAACGACTTGTCCGCGCTCAAGCAAACTATTGGCGGCGGCATTCCTGCGGAGCGCCTGCCGATGATCCTATCCCGCTATTCAGAGATTGCACGGGGTAATGGGCTGCTGTTCGAGGGTATGGAGCGCGGCCAGTCGCGCATGATCGCAGCACGGATGTTGTCTGCGCTCGATAGCGACATGGCGGCTGCTGTGGCGTCCGGCAAAGGACCGGCCATTCAATTGCTGCGCGCGGCGCGCGAAAAGTGGCGGCTTCAAACCGAGGCGATTAATGGCTTGCAGGAGTCTGCACTCGGGCGGTTGCTCGGCGGGAAATACGATCCGGCACCCGAAGCGATTATCGCTAAGCTCCGAACAATGAAGCCGTCCGAAGTTGCGCGGGTGCGTGAGATCGTCGAAAGCGCTGATCCCGTCACATGGCAAAACGTCAAGGCGCAGATCATCGACGATTGGATTAGGTCGAAGCGAGCCCGCACATCGACGGCGCAGGTGCCGCCACCGGAAACGACGCCAAGCGTTATCGCCGGGGCGCAAGCGCCTCGGGCCGACTTCTCGCCAGCGAAGTTTCTATCCTCGGCACCGGAAGATGGGTGGATCAAGTCCGTTTTCAAGGCCGGCGAAGTCGAAGAAATTGCTATTGGAATGGAGGCAATCCACCGTATTGCTTATAGTCCGTTCGCGGTCAGGTCGCAGACCACGCCCCTTGCGGCAGTGTTTCAGGTCATCCGATCTGCGTTCAATCCAGCATCATGGACGGCGACGGCTGGTGAAATCGCGGCTTCGCGACACCTGTCGCGGCTTATGACAGACCCGGCGAAGCGGCAAGCGTTGATCCAGATCGGCAAGGATCCTTGGTGGCGGTACCAAGGGGCAGTCGGCGCGACGCCGCCACGGCGCATCATGCGCTTGCTAACGATGCTTTATCCGGTCGGGCAAGCCGATGTCGCGCGAACCACGGTTGCGCTTAACACGCCGAAACGTGCAAACGAGCAAGTTGGCCCAGAAGCCCGCTAGCCAGCACGCGACGCAAAAGGCAAACGGGGCATTCACGACGTTATCGCCGCCGCTCGATATGCCGAGTACGGCAATCATTGATCCGATGGTCAGTCCTGACGGCCAGTGCATGAACCGCCACGTCAGAATCATGCAGAGAGCGATGACAAGCGAGCCGAGGATGAAGCTGCTATAGTGCGCTTCGATCCCGCCCCAGTAGATTGCCTTCGTTGCCAAGTAGATCGCCGCTACGGATACGGCGGCCAGAAGCCATGCTTCACCAAGATGCGTTTCGGTGAAGTGTGGTTCGTCATTGTCGAACATTGGAGCCTCACTCATGCCTCTATCTAGTGGCACGTTTACCCGCGATTACGACTATACGGCGGACCGCGACGCGGGCGATCCGACGAACAAAATCAGCGCGACCAAGGTTGATGCCGATTTTGACCAAATTGCGGCGGCGCTGTCGCTTGCACTATACCGCGACGGGCAGGCAGCGGCTACGGCCAACATCCCGATGGGCGGGTTTAAGTTCACCGGGCTTGCAACTTCTGCGAGCGCCAGAACTGACAGCGTGTCAGCCGGAATCGTGCAAGACGGAAAGCTGAATTGGGTTGACGGCGGCGGCACGGCGGACGCGATCACGGCGACCTATTCGCCCGCGATTACGGCGCTTGTTGATGGTCAGCTTTGCTGCGTCCGCGCCACGGCGGCGAACGCGACCACGACGCCGACATTTGCGCCCAATGGGCTGACGGCGCGCACGATCGTCAAGCAGGGCGGGACGGCGCTGCTCGCTGGCGACATTCACGGCGACGGGCACGAACTGATTTTGCGCTACGATCTCACCAACACGCGGTGGGAATTGCTCAACCCGCACTCCGTGACGCTGCCGAACGGTTCCGCGTCCCTGCCGAGCATTTCGTTCGATGGCGATGCTGATACGGGTATCTACTTCGACGGGACGCTGCCGCGCATGTGCTTCGGTGGCTCGAACGTCGCGTGGTGGAACGCGACATCCTTCAATCCGTCGATCTGCCGTGTCGGCGATGGGTCGGTGAGCCTGCCCGCTCTCGCCTTCGCCGCCGATACCGACAATGGGTTTTACCGCACCGGGGCGAACGCATGGTCTGCTGCGACCGGCGGCGCGCAGTCGTTCGGACTGACGACGACGGCTATGACGATGGGGTCGGGCATTGATCTCATTCTCGATAGCGATCAGCCGGATTCGGTCTATTCGGCGGGCTTTCGCGGTGCGCCTGTCATTGACGGAAATTCTGCCTACGCGTTCCCCCTCGCAGATAGCGGCAAGACAATCTATCACAATGAGGCTGGAACCAGAACCTGGACGATCCCGGCCAATGCGTCCGTCGCGCATCCGATTGGGACGGTGTTTATCCTCGACAACACAGGCAATTCTGGCTCCGCAGGAACGATTACACTCGCCATCACGTCCGACACGCTGCGGCGCGGAGACGGAACGGCGGGCACGGGATCGCGCACGATTGCCGCGTCACAGGTCGCGGTCATCCGCAAAGTTGCGTCAACCGAATGGATCATCACAGGGAGCTTCAGCTAATGCGCAAGGACGCACTCGCAACCGAACTACATTTCGTTCTCGACAAGGACGGAACGCCGAGAGAGGCATTTCTGCTTGAGCGTATCCTTTACCTTGAGGACGACGACACGGAGTTCGCCCCGCCGCGCACTGTTAGGCGTCAAATCACAATGGACGACGCCAAGGCGATGTTCGATAACGCGGCTATTCTGGCGATCAAGGAAACGCGCGATCTTGCAAATCAGCTTGCGGATGAACGCAAAACGATGCGGGCGGAAAAAGAGGCCGCTGTGGCGAGCGTGCGCGCGATGTTGATCGAGCGTGAAACAGAACTCGCTGCGATCAAGGACGCGCGGAAGTGACGGGCGTTATCGTCGCGGCGGTCTGTGGCGCAGCAATACCTCCGATCGTTGCAATATCTGACACACACGTTGATTCTTTGTCGGGCACTACGGCAACGTCAACATTTCAACTTGAGCCAGATGGGGACATTGGGAAATACGTCAACGCGCTCTATACGGATTTAGGCGACTGGATCACGCCAACTGGCGCGGCTGGTAACGATTACGAAGCAAAGATGACAACTATTTCCGGGTTTCTGTCGAGCGGTACAGCGGGATCATGGCTCGCGCTCGGCACGCTGCGGGCTTGGACAAGGACGTCATCGAGTGGAACACAAACCTATGTCGGCACGCTGGAAATCCGGCGCGCGTCTGATGGAACTGTTCTTGACTCAGCCACAATAACACTACAGGCACGAAAAATATGACAGACCCTCTTTGGCTCGAACTCGCGCGCAAGGAAATCGGCATCAAAGAAATTCCGGGGCAGGCGTACAACTCGCCGACGATCCTCGGCTATTGGACCGACGGTCGCGTGCGCGGATACGTTGCGCAGTCAGATGAGGTTGCCTGGTGTGCCGCGTTTTGCAACGCCATGCTTGAGAGAGCCAATGTCAAAGGGACGCAAGCCGCGAACGCGAAGAGCTTCCTCAAGTGGGGATCTGTCATTGAGGTTCCGGCTCTTGGTTGCATTGTGGTTCTTAACCGTCCTGATGGCGAGCCGTGGCAGGGGCACGTTGGTTTCTGCGTCGGCAAATCGCCGCAACACATCTACCTGCTCGGCGGCAATCAAGGCGACGCGGTGTCTATCGCGCAATTTTCGCTCGCGCGCATTGCGGGCTATCGGTGGCCGACAGGACAAGAATTAAAGCCGGAATGGCGTCATCTCGGGCCGGTTGTGTCGATGCAAACAAACCCGAAGGATAGATGAGGCGTGCCGATGAATGATTTTTGGGAAGCGACAAAGCCATTTATTGCCGGGTTTCTCGGCGGCGTGACGGCGATCGCGTTCAAGTTCGCGCGGCGAATGAAGGTCGATTGGCCTGACGTGATTATCGTCGGGCTAATTGCCATTCCGTCAGGATGGCTCGGGCTTGTTGGTTCGCAGGCAGTCAAGCAGTTTTTTGGCATCGAAACGGCGGACGGGTCGGTAACGCTCATGGTGTCGTGGGTGTTCGCCTATCTCGGCCCGGAGTTTTTCCGCCAGCCGATCCGCAACTATCTGCACGGGCCAAGCAATGAATAGCGGTTGGCATTGGGGCCGCTTGGCCGGTTTCGTCGCTGCCGTCACATTGTTGACCGCAACACTTGCATGGGCACACATGAACGTCACGAAACGCATCGGCGTTGTGAGCGAGCCAATGCAAACGCACGAGGCCAAGAAGTGAATGGGCATCGTTAGTGCGCTGCTATCGCGCCTTGGGCCGTGGGCCTACGCCGTGGCGTTCGCCGTGGGTGTTGTTTCTGGTGGTTTCGCCGTCTCTCTCTGGTACGGCGCAACGGTCGCGGGGCTTGAACGGCAAATCGCCGAGGACGCGGCAAGAGCCTATGCGGCGGGCCTCGCCCAAGCGCAAGCCGCACTAGAGGCATCGGAGCAGGAACGCCAGCAGGCGGAAAAACGCGCTCGAACGTCAGCCATTTTATTGGAGAGGATCAGGAATGCGCCAGCGAGCGATGATCGCGACCTTGGCCCCATTGCTCGGGATTATCTTGAGCGGCTGCGAGACGGCACCCGTGATCTGGAAGCCGACCGTCCCTGAGAGTTTGCAATCGTGCGCCGATGAGCCTGGCGCGCCGGACGCACGGACGGAGCGCGATCTGGTGATTTTCCTAGAGCAGGTCAGGGTTGCGGGGGCCGATTGCCGGGGCAAGCTCAAAGCACTGAATGAGGCGGTGAAGTAGCGAGCGAGCGGGGAAACTCGCCCGCTTCCCATCTCCCGAAAGGAAAGCCGATGACAGCCTATTACGTCGATGCGCGTGCCGGGAATGATGCTTGGGCGGGCAGCCAACAGAAGCCGCTCAAGACCATCCAGAAGGCCGCCGCGAAAGTCGTGGCGGGCGACGTGGTATTCGTGCTGCCGGGTGCCTATTCGGGCACGGTGAAGGTTCCGAAGTCCGGCACGGCGGCGAAGCCCATCGCGTTCAAGAGCGTGGCACGTCATCAGGCGGTCCTGAGCGGCACGTTCGAGGTCAAGGGACAGTCTCATGTCCACGTCACGGGGTTCCGCGTTCAGAAGGGCAACTATGGCGTGCGTGTTGAGGGTCAGTCTCAGGGCGTCGTGATTGGCGGCAACTACTTCTTCGACACGAACTCGTCGGCGGTGAGCGCGTGGGGCGTGCCGTTCAAGGCGCAACCGTCGCTCTATAACTGGCGCGGTGTGAGGGACATCACCGTCACCGATAACGACTTCGATCATTGCTGCGATGGCGGCTACAACGAGATCGCCAGCTTCGCGAACGGCGTGGATGGCGTGACGATGACGGACAATCGCATCTTCAATCCTGGCGCGACCACGAACGGCGGCGAGGGACCGGACTTCAAATGCGGCGTCAAGAACGTCCGATACCTTCGCAACAAGCACACGGCGCTACGCAAGGTCGCGACCTATGTGGAC